AACAAGGTAAACAACAAATGAGAATATCAGTATTGGACTATATTATTGATTTGCAGAAAAAATATCCTAAAGATGATGTCATGTCGTTGTTGGATTTAAACGCCAATGATAGGAGTAATTTATCTTTTGATGTTCGAAGGTTGATTGATGCAGTGATTACTGGTAAGAAAAATAAGTTAACTGAATTAGAGAAAGAATGGACAGATGTTTATCACCAATTGGTTGACTTTCATTTAAAACGACAACCTAAGGAAATTCGCGAACCAGGTTATGATGTTAAATTTAAAGCAGGTCAAGGTGTGTCAGCCTGGTCTAAGTTGCTTAACATTGTCTTTTCTTCGGTAACTAGAACTTATGCAAGAGTGATAACTAAATATCTTAAAGATAATGTTCAATTAGCTTATGGTAAATCAGATGCATTAATAGGTGAAGAGTTTAAGAAGTATAGTGATTATATTAATTCTAAAAATTATCAAAAATTAACTTGTGATTTTTCAGAATTTGATAGTAGTCAAGAAAAGCAAGGTATATTATCATCTTGTATGATACTTAAATTCATGGGTTTTGAAAAAGATACTATTAATTTTTACATGGCGCGTAGATCAAACTGGACATTAATTAATCAAGATGAGTCAAATAACATACCAGTCAAGACTTTACTTGACGGTAAGTTTATGCAACATTCTGGCCAACCTTTTACTTTGGATGGCAACACTATGTTTAATATGTCTTGTATGGGAATGTGTTTTGAGATAACTGATTTAGTATTTGCATCATTTAAAGGTGATGATAGTTATATATTAGCAAAGAAATTAGAAGCAATAGCTAGTGGTAATCATCTTTTGTATGATCTACTAAGCTATAAGCTTAAGTATCAATTTATGAATATTTCAGAATATATAGCTAATATAATAACCCCAACTGGCTTCTTTCCTGATGTGCTACGTCGAACTAGTAGAATTTTGACGAAGGTATATACGGCATCAGATGATTGGGAAGAAATCAAAAAATCCACAGCTGATGCTTTGGATGTTATTACTTGTGATGAGGATTTGTATACTGGTGCCTCTGTAGCAGCTCATTTTTATCAACAGTATAAGATTAATTTAACGGAAAAAGATATTATTGTTATGGTTAATTTTTTAAAACAATTGATTAAGAATCAAACCTTGGATGATGTTAATTTACAGACTTGGTTGATTTTGCCAATCACTAAAAATGATTGTCAAAAGTAACATATATTAGTTTGTATATTTAAATTATAATTATCGATATTTTATTTAATTTGTAAATAAGTATCATTGTTTTATTTAATAAAACTATAATATAAATTTTAAAATGACTGCACCAACCGTTAATGATTTTGATCTTGATTTGTTTACAAATCTTCAAAAAGATAGTGAGGTACAATCTACAGCAGCTATTACAGATTCTCAAACAGCGGTTTTAAGAAAATGTTTACATCCGCCATCAGCTATACCTGGTTTTATGGGTTTACCAACAAATGATGCACGTTCACAGGTATTACTTAATTATCGTAATCCTAGTCTTATGGGAACACCAGCATTAATTAGAGGTACTGATCCAGTTGTTACTAGTTTAACAGCTGCGGAATTAGGTACCTTTAATTATGCTATTCTTTCAATGAATGGTGCTAGGGTTTTAGGTATAGGATATGTTTATGATTCAGTCACAGGCACAATGAAACAAGATTTAAATGGTGTTATTTATCAGGATGCATATAATTTTGCTAATTGGCAAGATGATGCAAACGTTTATAGAACCATTAATAAATCGTTGTCGACCTATTTAAATGCTACGGCATTTAATGATACTGGTATGGTAACTTGTAATCAATTCAATCCAAACATTTTATTCGCAGGTACGATATTAAGTTTTGCACATAATGAAACTGAACATTTTTACAATTTTGTTAAATACCATACGTTAAAAGGTAGAATCAATATTGTTTCACGACCATCACGTGAACAAATTGATAAATTTTATGGTTTTCCACATTATCATCGAGTGGAAATGCTTAAGATAACTGGGGCAGGTCCTAACGATGTGCTTGATTTAGATCCGAACACCACAATCCAAGTGTTGAATTTGGGTGATGTTGGTGCAATTAGTTCAGGTCCACAAGTTGATCTTGTACCTACACCATCACAAATTACTAATAGTAGTATGAGATCATATGTAGGTAAAGCACGTGAGGGTTGTTATTCTGTTCAACGTATAAATACTATTTCACCTGCGTGGATGTCAGCGAGTAATACTGACAACAGTAATAATGGTCTTTATCAATGTTATTGTTATGTTAAAGACGCGATAGGTGGAACACATTATTTTGCGTTTACAGAAAATTCACCACCAGGTACAGCAGAAATTAATTTACAAACGCTTAGAGATACTTTGTGGTCTAAGGACATGACATTTTCATGGCAACGTTATGACGGTTTGTCTTTAAATTCACAAACATCAGTGTCAACTCAATTATTAATCAGAAAGTACCATATTGGTCATGAAGTACAACCTACTCCAAGATCAGCATGGGCAGGTATGGTAAATTTGGCACCGAAACCTGATTTGTTAACTATGCAAGCACTTTGTGACGGTTTTTATGAGCTTAAAGATGGTATGCCAGCACGTTATAATTTCTGGGGTGCATTAGCATCGATAGCAGGTCAAGGTTTGGCAACGTTTGGTAGTTCATTATTGCAGAAATTAATGCAACCATCTGAAAAACCTAAACAAGTCAATGAAACTAATGCAGGACAACAAAAGCAAGTTAAAATTAAAGCGCAAAGGCAGGTAAGATCAGAAAAGAAAACCGATTCACGTGTTTTAGACATGGATCGTAAAATAAATTCGTTGATGACTAAGATCAACGGGATGTCTGTTCGGCAACGATCTGGATCCAGAAATCGTAATCGTTCACAAAGTAGACGAAGACCTAGTAATGCAAGACAACAACCAGTTGCAAAACCAAGACTTAGATCATTACCACCAAAGTCTCAAAGACCTAGATATCAAGTTTAATGATGATTGTAATTTTTTGCTTGATTATGCTATATATTAATTATTATTTTATTTAATCAATATGTTAATCAATTTTAATCAATATTTAAC